AGTAATTAGTACCATTGTTACATTGAGAGTATCCTATTAGTATTAAAAACGTAAATATTAAATTTAATAAATATTTCATTTTTTCTTTTTATTTTTGTTACAAAACTTTCTAGCAGCTGCAGCACTTCCAAAACCCCACTTTTTTAAAGCGTGAGCATAACCACTTGGTGTCCCATCTTTAGCTTTCATTTTCTGTGGGTTCTTTCCAAACCTACAAGCAAAACTAACTCTTGATGAACCTGTGCCTGATGTTTGTTGTTTACTCAATTCACCTTTGTGATCTTTTCTCATCTTCGCATTCTTTTTATCATACTGAGAACTAGTCATTTTTGCAGGAGATTTAGTTTGTTGCTTTACAGGTACACAACTACCATCTTCCTTAGCTGGTCTGCCATCTGGATTTGGTTTATAACCTTCCCAACATCTCAAAGCCATACTCATTCTTTCTAAGTCTTTTCTCGGTTGCATTGTTTATTTATTTATTATTTTACAATTATTTTTTTCCTTACTTTTATAGGTTTGTTTTTAACATTCACACCACTACCTCTCATTTGATTTGGTTGTTTTATTTTAGATTTTTTCTTTTTCTTTTTTTTCGGAGGTTCAGGTTTAACATCCCAATCCGGCCAACCTAACAACATAAATACTCTTTCGTAAGTTTGAGTATCTTCGGCCAATGCTTCTCTAACGTTTGCTACTTTTTGCATTAATCTATCTAAAGGTAAATTAGTAGCAGTACTTATTATCTTAGCCAATGCTTCCCATGCCGGGTTGTCTAAAGCAAATCCTTTATCTTCAATTTCTTTTCTTCGTGTTTTAGAGTCAAATACCCATCCAGCATTCTTTAAGTTCATTAACTTTTTTCTAATAGAGGGAGAGAAGTTTAACAGCTCAGTCCACGCCTCTGAATATTCTGGTCTTGATTCTTTACTTCTGTCGTATATATCAATACCCATATTCTTAAGAACAGATACTACCATTCCTCCAAAACCTAAACCTCTAAGAATACTATCAACCATTCCATTAGCAGTGTTAAAAGTTTTATCATTCTTTCTTTTAGCAATTGCTTCTTTTTGCTTAGTAGTTAAACCTTCTTCATCATCATCTTCAAAACCTAATAAAAATAATCCTTGTTGCATAGCGTTGAACCATAGATTTTGTATCACTCCATAATACATTATTTTACCTACGTTTTCTTTTGTAGATCCTCTGCCGTTTATTATATCTTGAAAAGCTCTTTTTTGTAGACGAGTGTATTGCATTGGAGTATTAACAAATTGCAAAATTAATCTACCCATTAAACTTGATTGTTGTTTAGATATTCTGCTAGGATCAGAGGATTGTTGAGAGGCTTCAGACTTTTCTTTAAATTCATCCATTGCTTGTTTTGCAGCTTCTTCTTCACTTAATCCTTTGTTTTTTATTAAATCTTTTACTCTGTTTCTATAAAAAGTCGCACCACCAGAAGCTATAGCAAAACTATCCATGAACTTAGTTGGTAAATAACCTTTTTCTAATATATAGTTTATTACTGCTTTAGCTTTATTTCTAGAACCTTTAGCAGCATCTGCTATTTCAGACTCACTAATGTTTAATTTAAGACCTTTTCTTCTATCAACCAAATATTCAGAGTTTAATAAGAATACAAAATCTTTCCAAAATTGAGGTTGATTAGCAAACGCAGCTCCCATTTTAGCAGGATTATTAAAGGTCCAGTTAGCGAAGTTAGTGGCAGATATAGATTGCAACAATGCAGACCTCATGTTAAAAAACATTATAGTTCCTACTGAACCATTGATCCAATCCATTACAGCGTTAGTAAGTCTATCATTGCTAGCTGCTCTATTTTTCCCCGTCTTCATTCTTCTTAACATGTCCTCTAAAGCTTCTCTAAATTTAGGTCCATGAATAGACTCTAACTTATTTAAATTCTTTTCAGAAAATATTGTCTTGACATTTTGATCCCATACTTCTAAGTATTTATTTCTTTTAGTAGTATTTAAAAGACTAATTAAATCAGTGGTAATAGTACCTGCTAACCAATGAGTTCCAGGTTTAGAATATTTATCTCCTTTAGTAATAGTTAATATTTCATCCGCAAAAACTTGAAGTTGAGGATCATTTTCTATAACATCGTTTAATTCTTGTAAATCTCTCTTAGACAATCCAGGAATTTTTTCTCCAATTTTATTCCATAAATAAACTCTAACTGCTTGCTCATTAGTGAATCCGGATTTAGTGGATTTTCTTAAATTTTTAGGAACATTTAATTTATTTTTTAATTCTTTAAAATCTTCCATTAATTGCACTCTATCCGCAGTAAGATTACTTATGGCCTCAGCGTAAGGCTTTAATAACATGTTTTGGTAGAATTTTAATTGTTCTTCTCCTACCCTACCTTTAGCTAATGTAGAATAAAGTAACCCTAAAAAGTCTTCTGCAGACGGTGGTAGAAATAATTTAAATTTACCTTTACCTTTTCCTTTAACTCTTCCTTTCGCATCAGAGTAATTTTTATACCATTCTACTCCACTAGCGGCTTCTATATAGGTATTAAATTGTTTATCAATAGCTTCTGAATTACTTAAACGAGCTTGTTGTACTTTTCCTTTAACATCAATAACGTCTAACACATCTCTCACAGCGTTTACGTTACCCATATGATCATCTGCAAAATAGAAATCATTATAACCTTCAGCTGCTTTATCTACTATCCAGTTTGATTTAGCAAGAGGAGAACTATTACCTAATCCAGTTATGTTGTTTAAAGGAATGTTGAGATTTAAAGAGTCTAAAAATTCTTTAATAGCTGGTGCAGCGGCTGCTGCTCTAGCTGTTAAAACATAAACATCTTCAGTTCCTCTAACTTCTTGAATCTTTTTTGCTACTTCAAACAATGGTCCTTTTTTACCATCTACAACCTTATTGAATTCAGAGAAATCCCACACTGCTCCTTTACCAAGCATTTCATCTCCTTTCTTAGCAAACTCTTCAGCTGTTAATTTACCTGTAGTGCCATCAGGCATGGTATATAATACATTACTATTAGTTCTCGCAAGAGTATCATCAAAATCAAAAACCCTAATTTTTTTTACTGGTTGGTCTAAAGATTTAGCTCTGCGAAGAGCTTCATCAATTCCAGCAGCTTTACTCAACACTTCATCGGTGGTTAAGTTTTCACTTAAAGATAATACAGCTGGAGCTTTTAAAATGTTCTCTGTTTCTAATTTAGCTTTTTGTTCTGCTGGTGCTAATTTAACAAATTCCTTAAGAATACCTTTAGCTTTTTTAATAGAAATTTCATCATTAAAAAGCTTATCCATTAACCTACGTTGAGTTTCTATAATATTAGGAGTAATTTTAGCATTTTCTGACAAAGCGGAAATTCCTAATCCTAATTCGTCAGCAATTGATTTATTACCAGCAACTATTAAATTATTAGGATCAATTCCTCCCTTGTTTGAATTAACTTGTGGATTAAAATATCTTTGCCAAACACTATCATCTAAATTCCATCCATCAGGAGTTTGTTCTGTATAATTAAAGTTTTTACCTTTTAACTTGTTATCACTAGTTACTAGCAACGCTCCTTGAAAATAGTTATCTTTTACAAGATTAAAATTTTCTTTTACTGTACCAGCATATGCTTGTCCAAATAAATACTTACCTAATATAGTCGCAGGCAAAGTATGCTCTTGTCTATAAGGTTGTGTCATGAATCCTTTTTCATAGAACTTCCATGGAGCTGCTTTTCTTATAAAGTGATTTTGAGTATAGCTAATAGAAGATAGTGTAGCACCTACAAACGCTATACCTTCTGGATCCTTCATTACATCTTGGAATGTTTCAAATACTTTTTCTAATCCTTTTAAAGAATTTTCTTGTCTTTTAATAAAAGCAGGATCATTTAAAGCTTTATATAAAGGTAGTTTTGAAGATCGAGGATCTTCTTTTTTAAGCATATCTTTAAATACTTCAGATTCCTCTGCAAACTTTCCTCCTTGTTCTTCAACAGATTTAACCCATGCTTTTGCTTCACCTACATTTCTAAAAGGTAAATTACCTGCAAATCCTCTTATTGCAGCTATTTCTGTATTGCTATATCCTTCATCTTTAAGTTCTTTTATTAACGCCCTACCTTCTTTATCTTTTGGATCAACAAGTTTATCTATTCCCACAGTAGTGCCTTGCATTGATAACCAAAAACTTTTAGGAAGTTTTTCTGTCAATTTACTTTTCACTGCGTAGTCTAAAAATCTTTTTCTTCCTGCCTCTGAATTCATGTTGATTCTATCAACACCACTATCTTTTAATGCTTTACCTACTATGCTAGACCAAGGAACATTATAAGTAGAAAAATCCATATCACTAAATCTATTATATAGATCATTTACATTTTCACTTCTACTAAACATTACTTTAGATTTTCCTTCAGCAACCTTTGAAGGAACTGTCTTACCAGTTTCTTGAGCTTGTTCTCTAATGGCTTGATTAGTAAGCATTTTACCAGTTTGACTAACAAGAGCTTTTATTCTTGAGCTAGTATTTCTATCAGACAAGTTAGGTTGACCAGCAGGAGTAATTCCAAATAACTCGTTAAACTCTTCTTTAGTTATATTATCTCTTTTAGTTTGTTCTTTTAAGCCTGCTGTACTACCAGTTTTAGCCATAGCAGCTCTACTACCTTTGGTATAAAACGCGTCAAGTAAAACTTTTTGAACACCAGTAGAAGTTCCAGATGGAGTAGATCCTTCTGGTAACATAGCTATTAACGTATCAGCATTTTTAGATATAAATTGTTGGGCATTTCTTACATCTGCTTTAGTTAAGTTTCCAGGTTTAGGAGTTATACCAAACATTTCCTGTGTCATTTCAGGTGTAAGATCTTTTAATGTTTTAAAATCTACAGCTTCAAGGTCAATGTCTTTACCACGTTTCTTAACTTCTTCTGTTATTTTAATAGCATCATCACCTAATCTTTCTTTTAATTTAATTCCGGCTCTAACTGGTTTTTCACTTGTTGTAGATTCAGAAGTTGTAGCTTGTTTTTCTGCAACCTGTCGTACTCCTTCTTGTTCCATACTGATTGTAGGAGTTTTCTTAGCTAATTTTTTAGCACCAGTACCTACCTTTAAACCTAAATATCCTCCAGTATACCCTGCAAGATCTGTATTTTTTGAAGGATCAAAAGCGTTTATATGATTTATAAGGGGTTCAATTCCCTCAAAAGCTACATCCATAGGGCTTTCAGCTCCCTGTCTCTTAGCGATAGCGATCATATCAGGTATATAAAGCTCAATCATCTGATTACGCATTCTAATACCTTTATTACTTTCTAAAAACTCATTCCATTCTTGCTTTGTTTTATCTCTTCCAAAACTATTATAGAATTCATCCATGAAACTATTTCTTTCATCTTGCCTTTTCTTTTTGTTAGCAGCGGTTTCATCTTGAATATCTAAAGACATAGATGTAGCTACTTCCGTAGGTAAAACTACTTCTCCATTTTCAGGTAGAGTAACAGTAGATTCTTTTACAGTTACATTTTCCTTGGCTAGTGGATTTTTTCTATTATATACAGTCTCACTTATTTCTTCACTGAATTCATCTCTTTTACCTTCTACTATTTCTTTAGTTTGTACTGAGTAATCTTTTATAAAATTATAAACTCCTTCAGCGCTATCCCAAGATAAATCTTTTTTGAATTTGTTAGGAGCTAAAGGTCTTAATATGTTATCTATAATCCAATCTCCTAATCTCTGGAATACATCTCTATCGTATTTTATATCTCCTTTAACTACGGCATCATGAAAAGCATTAAACCACTCTTCAGTAGTAGACAGATCTCCAGAATATGTTCTTTTTAATCTAGCTAATACAGCTGCTTTTTCTTTTGGGTTTAAAAGTTTTTGAAAACTTTGAATTAACTCACTTTGTTTTTCTTCACTTAAACCAGCTAGTTGATCGGCAGTTATATCATGTAGCACTTCGTGAGTTACGGCAGAGATAGAAGCTAACTCTGTCATTTTCTCTAAGTTAACTATTATATTTCCACTACCATCTTTTAAGTACATAGCATCAGCTGTAGTTTGATCTACTAAATTACCTTCTGCATCTACGGCTTGAAGTGCAACATTACTGTCTTCCATAGCTTTAACAAAGTCTTGTTGATTATCTGCAAAAGTAATTTTACTACCTCTTTTATCTACTATTCTTTGTCCTAACTCTTTTTGTTTCTCAACTGCTGTGCTTGCGTTTTCAATTTCATTTCTAACATTCACATCATTAGAAGAAATATTTTCTATTTGTTCATTAATTTCTTGAATTTTGTTTTGAATGTTTGAAGCTGCAGACTTATCTAAATTTTCTAAACTCTTTTCTAATTCTTTTTTAACATCAATTAATTGAGCGATTTGAGTCTGTGCAACTCCAGTTAAATTACTAGGGATTTGATTATAAGTATTATAAGTGTTTAAAGCTCTTTGAGTTAACTCTTGCTTTTCTTCTTTAGAATATTGATCATTAGATTCAATAGTAGACAAAGCAACTTCTAATCTTTTTTCAGATCTTAAAATGTTAGCTTTGTATTGTAACATTTCATTTATATCAGCTTTAGCTTGATCATCTAATTGTTCCCAAGCATTTATATCCATTCCTTTATTAGACTGCAGAGAAGCTTGATAAACACCACCTAATGCACCTACAGTAAAGCTAACTTTAACTAAATGTTTCATCTGATCTCTCCACTCTTGACTTTGCATGTCAGGTAATTGAAAGTCAATGTCGTCTCCTATATAGTTTTGAAAAATGTTATCTATACCTATAGCAGCAAACTCTTGAGAAAGTTCTTCTAAAGTTTCATCTGTTCCAGCACCAAGCATTTTTTTACCTTGCCCAACACGTTTAGTTAATCCGTCTCCTAAATATTTATTTACCGCTGTACTAATATCTTGAACTGTAACTTTTTTTGCTCCACTCTTTGTAAAAGTACTTAATACTCCATTAGTTATTCCTGTAACTATTTTTGGTGTGATTTTTAAACTTCCTCCTAGTATTCTTCCTCCTAAATAAGATAAAGCTCCTTCTACTGTAGCTTGTGTATAACTATATAAAGCTTGTTTAGATATGGGAAATTTTTCTTCAAAAGCTTCCATCGCACCTTTAATGGATCCATTGTGATCTTTCCTCCAATTCCTTAAAAAAGTTTCTTTTTGATCTGCAAATTTTCTTTGAGAATCAGTTAAACTAGAAAAGAAAAATCCTGTACCTAAACCTATAGGACTAGGTAAACCAAAACCTCCACCCATATAAGCGCCAACCATTTCTCCTACAGTAGTTAATGTACCACCAAGCCAAGTACTAGCATACCATTCTTGATACTCAGCATCCACAGTTGAATCAGCCATTACTCCAGCTGCTGCTTTTGCTTCATATGTTAAACTAGTTTTACCAGCAGTAAAAGTATTAGCATTGTATTCATATTCAGTTTCGTTAATCAATCCTAGACCATAAGACATTTCATTCACCAACATTCCTACATCTGCTAAAAAAATACCCGACCCAGCAGCAGAATCAGTGAACTTTTTTGAAGCAGTGTTCCATACAGGTGTGATAAGGTTTCCTCTACCCTCAGTGTCATCCATCATTTTTTGAAACTGCTCATCTAAGTCAGTATCAATTTGTCTAAAAACAAAATTGGTATTTTGAAATAAACTAGCTTGGTCCATAGTTAACTGAAACTTATCGTAAAGTTTATTTATTTTCTTTAATCTACCTTGCGCATCTTGATTTAAACTTTCTATCTCTCCAGTTACTTGATTGTATTTCTCTTGATAACCTTCTAAAATTTCATTTTTTTCAGTATCTAAACTATCGTATTCAAACTTTAAATCTTCATAATCTGGAGTGTAGAAATTATCTCTCCAATACTTAAACTCTTCTCTAATTTTATCTTGAGCAGCAGGACCAATTGTGGTTTCTAATTCTGCTTTGGCTTTTTCTACTTTTTCTGTAAATTCACTATTTAATATTTCTATCTTTTCTCTAACAACTCCTTGATCTGCAGCTACTTCTTGTAAACTAGTTTCAGCAGCAACCCATTCTTCTCTTAAACCTTTCGCTTGAGCTACTTGCTCCATAGACCTGTTGTTTTCGTACATTAAGCCTTCTTCTAGTTTTTCAAGAATTGGTTTTACTTTATTTACTTCCTTGTTAGAATTTTTGAGAACTTGTTGTTTAACTTTGTTATACTGTTTGTCTTCTCTTCTCCAATTCCTTTCATATTTGGAATAATTATCTCTAATAAACTGGTATGGTCCTTGAGATTTATCCATCCAGTTTAATAAGTCTTCTACAGGTTTTCCTACATTTTCGTATTCATCTTTTTTCAAAAAATCTGCAAAGAAAGGAAGATCTCCTTTCATAATTTTTTCATCAATTAAAGCACTTTTTGCTAAACCTCTTTCCTCTAATTTGTTAAGTATATCTTCTTCTGGTATTTCATGCCAAGCTGTATATTCAGTATCTAAACCTACATTAAAGTCAGATAAAGATAAACCATTGTTTTTAGCAGTAGAAACAACATCAATTAAACCAGCCTCTCCTCCTTTTTTAAAATAAACTCCATTTTTATATACTGTTATAGTATTGTTTCCTTTATTAAAATCTGAAACCAATCCTACATTTCCAAAATTTTCATTTATAGTTTTTACTAAATCTCTAGAATTCCACTTATCTTGAAGAGTATGTACGTTTCTTCGTTTTAATTCTTTTTCGTAATCCTTGTCACTAGCAAAATCTTCCCTATCCGCTCCAAATGTATAATTAGAAGGTCTAATAGCTATATTACCTTCTTCATCTCTCATAGTAAATTTAAATATTTGAGATGGATCCATGTTCTTATCAAAGCGTGAAAGAGTTTTTTCTAATATTTCTACATTAGCAATAGCCATTAATTGGTTTTGTTGTAGAGTTAAAATCTCTTCATCAACAACTTTAATGTTATTATTAATTTCAGTTTGTTGATCTAAAGTTAAATTGTCATTATTCAAGCTTTCTATCAATTTATCTCTCTCAGTACTTTTAACTTCTACCTCTTCACTTAAAGCTTTGGGATTAGCATGTACTATTCCATTTTGGTCAGATTGTACTTCAAATTCAGGCAGCTGCTCATCATAAGGTGTTTCAGGATCTTCCGTATAACCTGTTTTCCACTGTTCTACTACATTTTCTTCAATCGGGCGAGCAGCTCCTTGTTTACTATCTACAACTTCTAACTGTCCGGTTTCAGGGTTTACTTCAACTTTTTCATATACCGGTACATAGTAGTATTCTCCTGCACTAGTTTTATCATATAATCCTTTAGAAAACCTAGAAGCTAATGGATGATCGTCATCAAACTCAATTGATTTAGCTGTATAGGTGGTTTCTTCTCCCTCTTTAAATTCAGTTCTTTTTTTATCTGTTTTCTTTAAAGCTACTAATTCATATCCTTTAGGAGCTTGCAAGCTAGTCTCTTTATCTATATCTAAGTTTTCTAAATCTTCTTTGTTTAAAGTTTCAAGAACATTTACATCTTCATATAATTCAGTGTTTCTATCAGTTTCTTCAGGAAAATAACCTTCAAGCTGAACAGTACCTCTTCGAGCAGCTTCAACTCCTATTTCGTATTTATTATATTCTCTTTCTCTCCAATCTTTAGCTGTTAAGTAAGGACTTTTAGTAGATATTCTTAACTTTTCTTTATCTTTTTCTGGATCACCATCTTCGTTAACAAGATTTTCTGGAGATAGTTCATTGAGTTCTTTTTCCTCTGTTGATTGTAACTCCGATGAAACATTTTCCAAGAATGATTCCGTATTGACTGCTTCTGTCTGCGGTGTTTCGTCTGCAGTCACCTCCGCAACACCTGTGGGCTTTTCCACGTCTACTACCTCTTCTTCTAAAACTTCTTCTCCTGAATCAAACTTGTCCATTAAAGAGATAAATTCTTCTTTTTGTAGCCCTTTGTTAATTAAATCTTGAGCGTATTCTAATCTTGTCATGTATATAATTTTATGCGCTTAACATTTTAAATAAATCTTCTGCACTAGCATCTTCTTCTAATAACGTTAATTCATCTGTACTAGTTATTTTTGCAGCATCTCTAATAAGTTTCGTTACCTCGCTTTCTCTTAAATTCAATGCTTCTCCTATTTCATAAGCAAATTTTTCCCAAGTTTTAGCTAGTTCACTCCATTTAGGATTAACATTATTAGGAGATAGATTTGCAATTATTGATTTTGGATCATAATTTGTTGCCGCTTTTTCCAGATCACCATCAATTATAGCTTGTTCGTTATCTTTATTCCATTGTTTGTTTTCTTCATTAACGTCTGCTCCAGTTTTATATGATCGTGCATTTTTTTGTGGACCATAATTTGAGCTTAAGTAGTTAAGAAGTTCTACGGTTCTTTGAGGATTATTTTTTAATCTTTCAAAATTTTGCTTTAATTCTGGGAATGAATATTTTCCACTGTCTCTTTTAAATCCTAAGTCTTCAAATCCTGATATTTCTATCACTTCTTTTCTAGCCCAATCACTATCTTTTTCTTCTTTTTTAGCTTTAGCTTTTTGCTTTTTAACTTCTTGAATAGTATTATAAGTAGTTGTAACATTTCCACCAAACGCACCCATATCTGCACCATGCTCAGTTTTCAACTTGTTAATAACAGATTGCACCATATAATCTTGTTGCTGATGTTGTTGTTGCTCATCTAAATCTCCATCTCCCCAATAAATGTTTCCTGTTGCTTCTGCACCATTTAAAAGTTGCCAATTATTTTGAGCATGTTGACCTTTAGTAAAAGTAGCAGATCCCATTTGTCCATTACCTATATCTCTATCACTACCATAAAAATAACTTTTTACAAAATTCTCCATTTTTTCATTAGCTTCATCCCATATTTCTATTGCTTGCTTTTCAGTTATTTTTTTATTTCCTATATAATAAGTATTTTGATCAGTTTGTCTAATTGGTTTGTAAAAATCTTTTATACCCGCCTGTATGTAATCATACATTAATTCAACAGGTTTTTCTTGAGTAGTGTTAACTAATCCAAAACCTTTTTTCTTAACATTATTAATTAAATCATTATAAGGAATTTCTAATACTGCTTGAGATATACCAGGATTAAAATACTTAACTATCATTTGTCCATCGTGCAATTCAGTTTTAAACCTATGTTTATTTTGACCCGTCATCCAATCAATAGAAGCATTCATGTTCATTATAAAGTTTTCATCTTTTTGCATCAGTACAGATCCTACTGTTCCTAAAGATTGAACATTACCATCACTGTCTAATATAGTTTTAATATTTTCTGAATTTTGATGCATAACTCCATTAAATTTGTTATATTGCTCAATACCAGTTTTAATGTTTTGTTCAGCTTCTTGATAATAAGGGTTGTCAGGATCATCTGCGTATTGATTCATCACACTATAATTCTCTCTAATACTTTTTTCAATACTTCCTTTTACACCTAAACCAAACGGTTTATGTCCTGCTTCTTTTTCATCTTCATAAAACTTACTAAGAGCTATATCTTGACTTACAAACTGATTTGCTTTATCATCCCATTGAAGTCTTCTAACAGAATAAACCTGATCGTTTATTAATTCTTTTTCTTTAGCTGAAGGATTATAAGAAAGTTGCCATACATCAGGAGTTGCTGGATTATTATCATCATCAACTTTTGAAGCTCCAGAGTACATTTTGTCAAGCAATGCTACTTGAGCATCGTTTATTTGAACTAGTTTAGTTTGACCATTTTGATTTCTAACCAGATCATAACCTAAGTACCCTTGACTATCTCCAAAAGCGTTTATTTCAGCATTACTCTCTAATATAGATTTATTTGTTTGAGCTATATTTTTCTTTTTATTAGCAGCTTGTTTTGCTTCTGCTTTTTGAAGCTTTTCAAGTTGAGATAACTCTAGTTTATCTTTTTTAGCTTGACGATCTAAACCTTCTTTAAAATTTTTACTAAAGTGATTCAACCTTTGATCTATGATTTGGCTTGGTTGCCTATATGTTCCCATTTATATTTTTTTTTATAAATCCATTGTACCTATCATGCTGGCCATATCTCCAAATGCCCCAAACGCTTGATTGCTCATGTTTTGTTGGTTTGCAGCTTCATTATCTAGCATTGCTTGTGCTCTATCTAAGTCCGCGTTCAATCTATCTTCTTGTGCTGCCCATTGAAACTTAGCACCTTCCATTTGTGCTCCTTGTATTCTAGCTGCTTCTGATTGTTGTACACCTTGTAAACGTTGCATCTCTTGTAATTTAGCAGCTTGTAATTGAGCTTCACCTTGAGCCCTTAATTTTTCATTAGCTACTTCTTGTTGTTCTATATTTGCCGCTATACCAGCTTTTCCTTGAGCTGCTGCTTGAGCTAATGCAGTTGCACCACCCGCACCCATACCACTAATTCGTAGTGTATCTAATGTGTTAGCAAGAGCAATATCAGTTTGTTCCATCTGTAATTCAGCAGCTTTAGAAGCAACTCTTAAATTAGCATAGGGATTAGTCATTTCTCCACTCAAGTCTGTAGCTTGGAACGCTTGCATTCCACTACTGGGATCAATAGGAGTTGTACGTTGATTTATTAAAGTATCTAAATCTGATTGATAGCTTGAAATAGTTTCATTCATAGAATTAGCTTGCCCTTGAGCATACAATCCTTGGGCAAAACTTACTCCAGCTGCTATTATTTGAGGATCTACGGCCATGTTTATTTATTTTAAGATGATTTTACAACTTTAGACGCTACACTAAACAATTCTTTTTCTCCTCCCACTTCAGTTACATCATCAGTGGACATTGTTATAGTAGCATAAAATCCTTTTATCCCAGACATTGTGTTTCCAAACACAACTTCACCTGGTCTAGGAGGATAAGTTGAAGAATTAGTAATTTGCTGTAGCAGGTTAGCTACATATCTATTTTCTTTTCTATTGAATCCAGCATAAGAATAAGGAGGTGTAACAGCTGAGATTCCAGTTAAAGTAGGTGCGTTAGTCTCGTATCTACCTTCTAGGTAACTATATACAACAGTTGTTTTATCTTGATACTGTTCATACTCTTCTATAGCTCCATTTAAACCTCTGAAGTCTTCGCCTTCTAAATCACCATCAAACGATGTAACCTCCCATCCACTAGAACCTTCATAAGAAACTGTTTGAAACACTTTACTTGTAGTAGGTTCTCCATTAGCAAAGAAAGTTACACTTGAAGGAGCGTAAGGATTTTCGTAAAAGAAACCTCTTCTGTTTGGAACAGTATCATCAAATTGCTTGTAGAGTTTATAAGTATCTGTAGTATAATAAGTGTTTTCTAAACTTCCTATAGTTGTTGGTTTATAACTATATCTACTTACCCACCCATTTATTTGTTCATCAAAAGAAAGAGTATCAAAAGTATTAGGTAATGTACTATAAAAAGCTGGTACAGTTTGTAAAGAAGTAACATAATGTTTAGAATAAATATCATACCCACCCAATATTCTACCTCTCTTATAACTACCAAACCTCAAGTCTGTCCAAGTAGAAGTATCTACTGCTTGAGAAGTAGTTATTTCGTATTGGTTAGCTCCTACTAATACTATATTTATCACATAAGCTCCTGTTGGCGTATAGTTTACACCATCAACTGTGGTAAAAATTTCTGATCCAAACTCTAGAGTATGATTAGGATTTGATATTTCAAAAACAGATATTCCTACTCCTACCGTAACAATAGTTGCAGTAGTATAGTAAAACTTAAAAGAGTTGTCTATTTCTGCTAGTTCATCTCTAAAATAGTCAACCATACCATACTGACTAATTTCTGTTAACCCATCTCTAGATAATCGCATGATAGCACTTCTATCTTTATCAGCAAAATATTTTTGAAAACCAAACGTAGCAAAAGATTCTGGGTTTTGACTAATACCATATTCTCCTAAATAAGGTACCACCTGACCTATAACTAGTTGGCTAGAAGTAACCGTACCACCACCTTCAGCAGAATAAATAGCATCTTTATCTATCAATGCATAACTACTTTTGTTTTCTTGAAGAATTAATAAGTTGGTATCATCTGCGTATAGTTTCTGAATAGATCTAAAAGCAGGATCTACAGATTTAGTAATGCTTTCGCCAATGGAAAATACATTAGTTTCATTAAAACCAGTAAAACTATTATATGGACCTGAATATATTAATGAAGCAAATCTATGTTGAGCAACTGGATTATCTTCGTTTAAGTAAGCTCGAACTCCAAGATCAACTTGAGTGTTTCCAAATCCTCCTCTAATTCTACTATCTTCAATGAAATAACTAGATCTTAAAGCTTGTTTTTCCGTACTGTTAAACCAACCGGGCCACAAACCCTCTTCAAATGGAATTGTATCACAAGCTGGCACAAAACAATTTTTTCCAATAATGTTTTGATTTTGTAAACCAGTTACACAATCACCAAAACTCACAGGACCTGGAAGAGTTCCAGTACTTTCAGAAAGTGTAGGAACAGGTACTCCTCCGGTGTCGGGTATAAATTCCTCATATACACAAGGAGTACCAGTGTGAATTCTCTTTGTCCAAAAGGAGTTAAAATAATCTACTTCAAGAATCGCCGCCATAATTAATTATCACTTATTTTTATTTAATGTTACTAAGGATCTATTGTAAACTGTATCGGAGCAAATCCTCCAGTTGTAGGAAATTCGTAAGTTAACTGCCCACCATCATTATCATTGTCGTTAGCATCAATAACTTTCCAAGTTAATTCATAATCTCCTGCAGGAATAGGATTTTGTATTTCAATTGCTTGGAAATTAGACCAATCAGGAACTAAACCTGCTCCTGCATCAGCAGAAAGACCATTTACTCCATTAGTAAATGCTAAGTTGTTTTTATAATCTAGTAAATCAGTTTGATTTATACAACTCACTATACTCCATTTTAACTGTTGAGAACAGTATTCAGGTCTTCCTAACGGTGCAGTTCCAAATAAACCAGTGACAAAAGCTCCATTACGAGTTTTAATATCAGAACCCCATGTAGTTACTCCATCATCAATTTCTCCCCATACCACACCTGTTTCCGATGCTGTAAGTACTGCAGGTCCTCCGGGTAATCCTCTTGGATTGCTACCAGCAGAAGTTAAAGTAGGAATGTTATTGGTATAGCTACGATTAAAAGTGAAAGTTCCTACATTGTTAGGATCAGTGGGAATTTCCGGAACAGTTTCTACTGTAACTTGAAAAGTAAAGTCATGAGTTTGACCTGGTGCTTCGAAGTATGGAAGTGCATCTTCTAAAATATAAACTCCATAATCACTAGTTCCTGTAGCATTATTACTTATTAAAAAATCTAACGTTCTATCCGCTCCTGTTGAATCTTCTACCGTCATTTCTATTGAAACTATATCCCCTAACGCAATAGTTAACCCAGCTGCATTTTTAGGAGTGACATAACTTATCCACGGATCAGAACCAACCGTAGGTAACACTGTTAAAGGAGGAGCAAAACCTCCATCTTCCCATAGTCTCCAATACAAAGGATAAGTTGCTTCATCAAAGGTACTGTTAATTACTTCTATACTATATGGTATATTTTCATCTACATTAGTTTGTATTAAATAATTTAAATCTTTAATTTTACCACTAGTAGAAGTTTCGTAGAATATATCTATTTCTGAAACGAATGGAGAGGTTTCTATAACACCAATACCACTATTAAAAGCTCCCATGCTTATAGAAGATGGTGTAGTGCTAAAATATGCTTCTCCTACCCCACTAGGTTCTATGTAAGCATCAATATTGACCGATACTCGTTCGTAATACGTAGTGTAACTAGGACCAAGTGGAGCTGAAACATCATTGTATTGAAAAGGTAATAAAAATGGACTTCTATTTGGACTGTTAGTACCTATGGTAATATAAGGATTATCTTGTTGTTTAAATAACATGAATTCCTTAACAGTAAAACTAGGTGTTGTTGTAGAATTGGAATTATATATGTTGTTGAAAGTTCCTAAGTTTATCACTCCATCTGGATCTTCATCATTAAATACATTTCCCGTTTTAATATCATCTATAAACTCCCAAGATTCAGTACCAAATAAAGCCCAAGCTTTTCTTACTCCACCATATTGACTTACTCTAGGAAATAACTTTGTTTTACTAGTAACATAAGTTACTAATTCATTACTTTCATTTACCTCTCTAGGTATTTTATTAACATTGTCTCCAATACTTGTAGCAACAAACTTACTATCTAAAAAAGGAGTTAGAACTTGACCAGCGACCGTAGAGTTATAATTTTCTAATGGTTCTCCATTAAGTATTTGAGGTAAGTATAAATTATAATAATCTTGCTCTTGTTGTTTAACAACTATTTTATAAGAATACCAACCTAAAGGATTTTCTGGAGTAATTTCTAAAATTTCTAAAATTCCAGTAACATTTCCATTTTGATCTACTTCAACCGTATCTCCAACTTCATAATCAAACCCAGGTGAATTGATAAATATTGTATCTATACCACCTGCTCCATCATCAACAATATCTACAGTCAAACCTTGTCCTATTCCAGTAATAGCAATAGTAGGTAAATTTTTAGCAGTAGTATAACCACCTCCTGCTGTATCAATCGAAGCACTACTAACTCCACCTTCTTCGGTATATAATCCTGGATATCCTTCTAAACCTATAACTTCATTTGGAATAACATCGTTAAACAACATTTTTATACTATTACCAACCCAGTCCACAATGTTCCTTCCTTCTGGTATAGTAGAAACCGCTTGTTCCATCGTTAGATATTTAGCTTTAAAAGTATCTCCACTAAACAATTCTGTGTTAACGCTAGTTGTTGATATTTCAGTAGGAGACAGAATAACATCCGATTGTCTTCCGTATTTGTCAGCTAACACTACACCAACTTGATAACTACGATTTTGTTTAACCGTATGATTTGGATAAGATTCAGTGGTGAAGTTTGTAAATTCATCGTTTACATTGTATTTTCTACTTATACCTACATCATAATTTAAAAACTCTGGGGATGAATGTCTATCAACAAAATTACCATAAATAACTCTATTTCCCGCTACTTCTTGAGCTAAAGCTCTAATAGGAACTTTATCGTACACCCTAGTAACTTCACTTGATGGTAAGGTAGAAAAAGGTTTGTCCCCGTCCCATGTGTATGTATATACAGTAGTATTGTTGTTAGCAATTGTAGGGTCTGTTACTGGAATAGATTTTAACAACCTTAATGCAGTACTATCTGATTCAGTAAAAATAATTTCTAAACTTTCAACTTTTAACTTGCCACCTAGTTCATTAAAAGCAATATTTTCAGTTCCTATAACAGGACTATTTATTAATATTTTTATTTGATCTAAAGAGTTTTCATATAACCCATTTAAAGTACTTTGTGCTACTTTTTCTACATCACTTAAAGGTTCAGCATCTCCTGTATTAAAAAATGCAATACCACCATTATCATAATCCCATTTTCTTTTATCTTTTAGATAGTATCCATTATTTTTAGGTTTAAATAAACATTGAGTAAAAGGAGATATTAAAGAATATTCTCCACTCTCAAACTTAAATCTATATGCTAATCTACAAAACTTCTCATCTAAAAAGAAAGTATCTCCTCCAAAATTCTCTTCATAATAAGGATTAGAAAAAGATAAATCTAACCATAAACCTGCGTCTATATAATCTTTTAGATCTGGAGTATTCCAATAAGGTAAAAAATTTCCTTCTCTATCTTCTCCATGAACCGATATTAAAAATGCGTTAGGATTATCAGTAAAATCAGGAAACCCACCTTGAGGAAATATTTGATCTATAACCAACACGAGATTATCATCAATAAAAGCTGGACAATCAATCCGCATGCCTGGCTGAAAATACCACTTACCATATGTTCTTAATGGAGTTGTTTTTGAATCAACTGGATTTCCAGGAGCTCTTGGTCCGATTCCGTAACCATTGAGATCGTCTAATACTACTCTAAATAACCCATTACTTACGGATTTTTGATAATCAGTTAAACAAGAAGCTAGGTTTAATGGAGTTGTCAGACTTGGAAACAAAACCATTTCATTGTCTAGCCATGTTTGATTTTTAACTCCACCTCCTAATGTTACTCTAGGTAGCCACGATGTATTAGCAGGTCTACTTCCATATTCAATTCCTAAATCTCCTTCTTCGGTAGTTCCATTACTAGCTAATCCAATTCCCGATTTATTTTCAAAAGGTAGTTCTTCTAAAGGCTCTATTCTTATAATATCATTTAATTGTATTCTATAAGTAGATGGTAGCCACTTATCTGTTTTATTTCTTAGTTTAGGAATAATAAAAACTAATTCAGCATCTCCGCTCCATGCTTCTCCTGTGTCACGATCTAAAAAAGGAATATTAGTATAAAACCATTTTAAATAATTTTCTTGGTAATCTACTGAAGGAATATCTTGTACAACACCTCCAGCTACTCCTTTTGTACATTTATCCACAAAGCTGCCGTTTACTGCTCTATATAATGCGTTAGGGTTACTAGCATATTCTTGAGAAATAGTCATCCATCTATTAGGTCCTGCTAAATCTTCTATTACATATTCAGCTCTGGGATTTGGAGCCGTTGACATATTGTACATAGTCCATGGAAATGGAGTTGCTGCTCCACCACCTTGCAAAGATGTCATACCCCACTGTATAGGATAATTTTTTATTTCATTATAATATGGCCAAGTAGTAAATCTATCTAATCCTGTATCACTACTTTTTACATAAAACTTTAAACCAGGATGAAGCGTAAAATCAGGCAAGTCCCCTTGGATCTCACACATTGTATTCCATTTTGTTTGTGGATAGTTTTCTGGTTGATCAGTAACTGCGTTTATACTCAAACCACCTGGAAATCCAGCGTTTAAATTAGATCCATCTTGTACCAAGAGTGTTGTTCGTACTTTTACTGTAACAGTTACTTCTTCGTAAGTATATGGAGTAGAAAAAGGATAGTACTTTGCGACTGAAACATTTTCTTCTAACTGATAATATGGGTTAGGACTAGTAGCCGGAGCGTTCAATGCTTTACTTATATCTATTCTTCTAGGTTGATTCCTATTATCAGTAAAAAATAAAAGTTCTTCTAGTAAATTAATACCGTAAAGAGGGTGGGTTTTAGAGAAGTTTAAGAAATGACCTTCTACTAATTGCTCGAAATTATCATCGTTGAAGTTGTAAACAAATATAGAATGGAAAGATTCTTTAGGAGCATTGTTGCTTAACCTATCTGAAGAAGTATCAGTATAATTAGTCATGAATAAGAAAATTCTATTATTTCCATTATCCGTGTACATACCAATAGTCTCAACTCCTATTTGAGTTATATTAAAATCTGATATAATTCTATTTCCTAATACATTTTCTAAAGCTCCTACATCAGCACCTTCAGATCTACTGATAGCGATATTTTCACCATCTCGATATTCACCAGGCGGTACGATACGAGCATCAAGATCTTTATTCATTTTAGATCTTAGAAATGTACTTCTTAATTCATTAGCCATATGTATTAATTTTTAAGCCATTTTGACTTACCACGCATTATTTGAGTAAATGCTTCTAGCTTAATATTTGATAATCTTATTTTAGCATTTCGTAATGCCGCTGCTCTTTCTTTTTTAAATCTTCTAACTACATATTCATTTATACCAAATCTTGTAGATAGGATAGCATGTAGTATATGCAAATACATTGCCTCTTCTGCCATCTTAGGGACTTTCATATCTAAATCATATCCTAAGCCATCTGAAATATAATTGATCATTATAAGCTTCCCAGCAAGATCACTAGAAAAAGAAAATACTCCTCTTCTTTCATCAATAGTAAACCAACCATTTTTCTGAGTTATAGTAGGTTCTAATCCATATCTTCTTCCATAAGCAAGCTTCCACCAATTCCAATCATATACACCTGTCCAATAATCATCTAATTCTCCAGTTAATACTCTGTCATTAGTTGTTCTCCATCTTTCATTTGTAAAAGATTGTTGCGCTTCTAAGTTTTCACCCCAATGATCTTGAGTAGGTAGAGCATTGTATTCTGCGTCTTGAATAGGCACTTGAGTAGGGTTACTAGTTAAAGTAGTAGGGTATATAATATGTTTAACTCCTAACATATCCACCCAACATAATTGCACATAATTTACGTAATCAGGAGGTATAGGAAACGATAAACTAGGTGGCATAGAGATTTCAATTGAATTAACACTTTTTAAAGTATCATAACTAAACTCTTGTAATCCTCGTTTGGCATGAAATATTACATCTCTTCTTTTGACTCTTGGAATTAATTTGTCATCCCCCACGTAAGCAACTAAAAAGTTATCTATTATATCATTTAGTTTAATGTACTCATACCCTCCATAATTATCCCATTTTGCAGGTTCAATTATTTTTATTCTTATTAAATCTCCTACACCAATTCCACCTAAAGTTGTAATGCGTACTATATTTTGAGATACGCTATAATTAGCAACGGGAAGTGTAACCCAACTTGTAGCGGTTGGAGGAGTTACATTACTATATTCTACAATATAATTAGATGGGTGTTGAGCGTTAATATCAAGCATGGTAGTATTAAACGTGCATACTAACTCTTGATTTACTACACCTGTAGCTGTAAATAATTGTTCTCCTTCGTAGTATTGATAATCTGTTTCTGTTATTAATCCCATTGGTTATTAGTTTTGTTCTATTGCATCTTCAGTTTGTACCATTTGAGTTGCTGTGGTAACTATAGCAGGATCTCTAATAATAACACCAGCATAAGCTAATATTCTTAATATTACTTCTGTTTGTTCAATGTCTGATATTTCAAAATCCACTGATCCTGTTGCGGGAATAAATGGACCAACTGCTCCAGGAGTACCATCCCATATATATTGTCCTAAACTTCCTACTTCATAAGCCCATATTGGATCTAATGGTTTACGTACATAATATACTGTAATCTCGCTTAAATTAGGAGCTGTATAAACTTGGTTTTGTTTTTGAGTAAATAATGGCCAAGTAGTAGAAGGAGCTGTTAATTTAGATCGTCTAGTTAAATTAAATTCATGTTGAGTAACTTCTTCTAATTCAACTGGAAGCGTTGTAGGGTTATTAGTCCAAGCAGGAGGTGTTGGACTTAAAGGTGGTGTAAACTCTATTGTACCTAAACGATGCAATGGTTCAGTTAATGTAGTCAAATCAAATGGACTACCACCTGTTAAAGTTTCAAAAACTTCAAAATCAGAAATCTTTTCTTCTATTGTTTTTACACGATTAGCGTATTCACTATCGGTCATATCAGGTAAACGTAGTTGCTGTGTTAAGTCTTCAAAATATTTTTCAAAAAGTTCTAATTGCACTTGAGCTGCAACCTTATTAAATTCTTCTGGTGTTAAAAATCCTCTTTGCTCTTTATTGAGAATATATAATACCGTTTTGTAAACTTCATCTACGCTCATAGTAATGTCTTTATATTAAAAAAGGATGGCGGTTAAGCCACCCTTTTTATTATCACTTGTTATTTGAGTTTTTTCTCTATAGAACGATAAACTTCTAAACCTTCATCTGTCTTAAACCAAGCAGCCATAGCTGAATAAGGGTTTTCATCAAATGGAACTGTCATAAGTTTTCTTCCATTACTTGCCCATTTAAAGGTTCGTTGATCACTATCAAGTTTAACAATATTAGCTTCAGTTGCTCGTATAGCAAAATTACGTAAAAGAATATTTTCATCTTGCGCTAAATTTAAAAACAACTTAGGGTTGCGTTTAGCAAATCTTAATAAATCTCTTCGTAATTCTTTAGAACTTAAATCTGTAACTTTAGATCCAACTTCAACTCTCATTAAAGCTTCTGCTGTATCTATGTCCATTTCATAAGCTAAATTACTAGCAGCTAATTCTAACTCTAATTTATCAAACTCATCTTCAGCTTGTACTTCAGAATCATGCTCTAAAAATATTAAACCTTTATGAGGATGATGTTCTAAAAACTCTTGTAAATTCCTTTTATTAGCAGGAACTCTTAAATGTCCTTTTTCAAATACTATATGCTTTAGTGTCACTTGTCCTTTTTGTTCATCAACAAAAATGCTAGGATGATTAGTTGCATACCTTAATTCTCGCTCATAACCTTTTGCTGGATCAAACCAAACTAAAGGATATTTTCTTGAATGTCTCGTAGGTAAAGTATAGGTTAAAGGCATTTTGTTATTCATAAGATAGTAATTCCTATCTTTATATTCCCACACATCTTCATGTGTAGTTTTTTCTTTTGTTTTTTCCATGATAAAATATAATATAAGTATTAAAAAGATCCCGCCGAAACGGGATCATTATTTAAGTTAAGATAAAACTACAGATAAGCATTCAGCGTCATTTGTAAATTTTACCTCAGGTTGTGAATTTTCTGCGCTAGAAGCTTGCATTATAGCTGCTGATATATCAGCCCATAATTGCTCTTTACTAATAGCAGGCACATCGTCCATAGTTACAGCATACTGCATTATAGGACCATCACCAGTTCCAGAACCACCTGATACAATTTCTTTCAATTGTATAATACAAGAGGTAGCACTGTCTTCATGAACACAAGCTACATTGTCAACAGGTATCATTGCGTATTCATTAGTAGCAGAACCAGCTGAAGCTACTAAATCAGCAGCAACAATAACGAAACTTAAAGAATCAGTCCATTCTGACTCTCCACCGCCACCGCCACCAGCTGGGAAATCTACTCGATCTCCAACTTTATATCCTTCGCCAGCAGAAGTTATAGTAGCTGCAACATCTGCTAAAGTTGCTGCACCTGTTATTTCTATACTAGCAACAGCACCAGATCCAGAGCCACCGACTACGCTTGCTACAACAGCTGTACCAGCCGTTAAGGTTCCAATAGCTGAAGTCCAAGTTGCCTCTTCTGCTAAAGCTTGGAGTTTGAAACTTCTACCTGGATTACTTGCTAATGGTATTTTTATAATATTACTCATATTTCAAGTTTTATGAAGGTAAGTCTTCGGATTTTAAATTAATCCCATCTACCTGGTATTCAAGAATATCGCTAGCGTCTTTACCAGCAGCACCAATCAGTTCAAACGTAGGCAATGAAGCCGGATTTTGATTAGCACTTAGAATCATGTTTTTCAAATTTTCTACATCTTGATCACTAATGATAGAAGAAGCAGCTGTCTGCGCATAATCTATAGATAATCGAAGAACATCATCAGCATCGGCACCTGGTTGAGTGTACCATATGTGAAAAGTTTCATCGTTAGCTCCAGATTTTTCTACAGTCAATACATCTTCCACGTTTACCGCTGTGTATCTAGGTTGTAGAGCATTTGGTCCCGAATCTTTCAGCGGGAATTTAATCATATTTGGCATAATTTTTATTATTTAAAAGATTAATAAAGAGAGTGACATAAGCCACTCTCATTATGAAAATATTAAGCTCCTTTAAACAATACAAAATTGTTTGCAGCTTGAGTTACTAGACATCTTTCAGATAAGAAACTTACAGTCATCGCATCTAAAGTGTCAGTGTAAGCACCACCTACAGAACCAGTGATCCAAGACTTCATTCTTCTATCTTCAGTTTCAGAAGCTCTATATCTTACATGTAAGAAAGGTCTTCTGATGTTAGATCCCAGAATTTGGTCATAAACCGTAGTTGTACCTGCCGGTATCATTACTCCATCAATTTCTTCTGATAAACCACGAAGAGAAGCATCGTTTAGATATTTCCAATCAGTTTTGTAGAAGTCATAAGAACCTCTTCTAAACCCATTGAATCCAAAGTTTAATGCCATTTCACCGTCATTTTCAAAAAGACCATAAGAAGCAGCTTGAGTAGACGCATAAGATCCATTCATTGCAGCAACCATGTCGTCAAAATCAAGAGCAGTAGATCTTGATAAGAATAACATGTTTTCTTCAATAGCACCTTGCTTATCTAGGTTTTTAAGGATTTCATCGAAATCAGCTAAAGCACCTGAACCAGGAGCAGCAGCACCAGCAAAACCAGAATAAACATTACCTCTATTTTCAATAGCAGCAAATAATCCTTCTGATCCTTCAATATCGGTTCCAGTACCAGCACCAGGAGCAGCACCAGGAGCACCAAATTGATATTCTGGTAAAGCACCAGGAGCATAAGAAGCGTTAGTCATTGGCAATGCTTCAACCATAACCATTTCTAGGTAATCTTCAAATCTTAATCTTGTTTCAGATTCAGATTTTAAATACCACAAATAACCTGATTGACCATCTTCCGTAGAAACTTCAACCCAACCAATTTGAGCAGCATCAGAACCATTGATTCTAAAGTTGTCTTTAATGATAATAGGATTGTTAGAATACTGCGTGAATTGAGGTTCAATTGAACCGTCCATTCCTTGTGATCCTTTTCCAAAATCAGCACCATAAACATATAGATTAATAGCATCAGCACCTGTAGGTAAAGCGTTAGTAGCAGTACCATAAAACTTAACTGTTAAGGTATCGTCAGCTAATACTGTAGTAGTTACAGCTTGAACTAAACCTTTTTGAACAATAAGTCCAGTAGCGTTATCAGCCATCAAAATAGTTTGTCCAACTCTAACAGCACCGCTTGTTGACTGCGCCACTGCAAGGTTTAAAACTACTGTAATATCTGAATTTGGAGTTGGAGCAGCTGTTACTGTTGCAGCTCTATATGCAATATGCAATCTGTTTTGTTCTGACCAAACAACTTGATCAGATGTCATTGGCATTTCAGCGCCAACCATTCTTAAGAAACCACCAATAGTACGATTTCCATATCTTTCTACCTCAGCTTCATAAAGTTCAGGTAAATACTGCTGAGCAAAGTTTCCGCCAGTTGCACCAGTAAAATCGATGTAATTAGTGCTTAAGGCCATTCTTTGTTGAGCAGGGACTAGGGATGCGGGAAAACTCCCGCCAGTTACAAAACTCATAATTTTTATTTTTTGTTTTTGTTTTTATATTTTACTTTCAATCGAGAACTATCAACTCCGTTAACTGCTTTAACTTTTAATCCTCCAATAAAAATCTCCCCCGTCTCTTGCGGTCTAGGATCTTGATTTATATTTTTAGATTTACTAATTATATTTTTAGTAGCATCGGCTTTACCTTGCTCATAAAAATGTTCAGCAATAGAATCAATATTATTAGCTGCATACATAGCTTTGTGATAACTTTGATAATCTTCAACGGCACCATCTTTATTTAAGAACTTCTTTAAAAAAGTACCCATGTTAGATTGTTGTTCAGCTATCGAATTTGGATTAGAAACATTATAACTAAAATTCTTATCTCCGATATTAAATTTGAAACCTTCAAATTTGTCGTTAAAATAATTATTAGTGTTATTTTTAAACGTTTCATGATGCTTTTCAGCAGCTTGTTTTTCTTGATTGTATTTATTGTAAAAATCTAAAGCCTTTTGTTGCTCTTGAGTAGTGCCGGGCCTCAACTTGATTTCGGCATAATATTTACTCTTTGTTTCCTCTAAAAAGGTTTTAGCTTTTGCAATTTCTTCTTTAATAGCAAGTTGTTTTCTTTTAACATCTCGCTCTTCGTCCACATCTTCATCATAAGAAAATCTATCTTGCATATGAAAATCAATTTCGTCATGAGACAAATGTGGTTTAGTTTTTTTGTAATATTCTCTTAGTAAAGCATCAGGATCTACTTGACTGTAATCAGCGTTCAATCGAACATAATCTTCTAATGTTCCGCCTGTGTCTTTCATAAAACCTATTACTTTTTCAATATTTTCAGGAATTTCTATAGTGGGTTTAGTATTAGTAACTACCTTCGGAGGAGTATCTTTTTTAACTTCTTCAGTTATTGTTACTTCCTCTTTTTTAATCTCCTTACTTTCCTCTGTATTGGAGTCGACCCGTAATCCTCCGTCCACTTTCGTGCTATCTCCGGATGATTCGCCCATAGATATCTCCTCTGTTTTTCGCTCTGGAATGGCATCTGTCTTTGGTTTACTTAAATCTACTTTAAATATCGCATCATCTTCTCTTTTTTCTTTAAATGATGGTTTTTTTACTTTTAACGGTTGTGCTTCTTTTTCTTGTTCTGTTGACATAATATAATATAATAAAAAAAATTAATGTTACTCTAGGCCAGTAGGAATACTAGGTGGTCCTGATACTCCTTCTGATCCATCTTCAAAATCAATAGGCGGTGTCTTCAACATTTGTTGATTCATCATTTGACTTTGTTGAGTTGCTTCTAGTTTTGCTCTTTTATCTTTTCTATCTTCAATAAACCTTTCTTTTTCTTCTACTTGGCTTATATCCATAGATTTTAATTGTCTGTCATATTCAAACTGTGCTCCCATAAGCTGCTTATCTATTTCACCTTTAGTTTGCATTTCTTGAATACGTAATTGAGATTTTCCTTGTTCTATCTGTAAAGTACTTTGTGCAAGAGCTTGATTCTTTTGTACTTCAGCCATAGCTGCTTTTTCAGCAGTTTCAGCATTAGCTTGTGCTTGTGCTTGAATATTTTGTTGAGCTATTTGTTGATCTCTTTCTTGCTTCTTTAACCTACGTTGTTTCAACATTTGATTAGCTAACTTGATATTATTTATTTCTCTTAAATCTATAGCGTCTTCTAAATCTATTTGTTGTTGTTGTAGCGCAATTTGAATGTTTTGTTCTAGATTAGCTTTTTCTTCTTCATCTGGTTCAAGTTGTAAGTAAATGCCAAAGTCATGGATATTAACCTTTTTTAACTCTTCTAAAGTAGCTGTATTATATCTATTTAAACTATCTTCTAAAGCTTCTTTGGTTAAGGGAAAGTTTAAAGAATCTGCAGCTCTTAAAGTAACATTTTCACATATTCGTGAAGTTAAATAAAGCATTGCTTGTACCAAATGTCTTGTTGCTGTGTTTGAATTAGCAGCAGCTAATTTTTGTAAACCTACTAACGCATTTTTATCTGGCGTACTACCATCTCTAGCTTCATTTAAACCGGTAACATCTCTTATCATTTGCAAGTAATATTGATAAGTTGATATTAAAGCTTGAATTTTAGCCATTCCATTAGAACTAGCTAATTCCTGTATAGGAATTTTACCATGATTATATTCCCCATCTTGGGTCATAGATCTACCAACTACACTACCAGTTTGGAAATACATATTTAAAGCCTCAGCAGGATTGTAATTAGTTCCATTTCCTAAATCTACTTCTGCTAAACCATCCATATCTAAATATACTCCATCAGGTACCATTCTGGATAGTACTTGTTGCAATTTTAGATGCGTTAGTTGAATCATATCAGCAAATCCAGTTATTCTATTAACTAACGAATTTATTCTTCCCTTATACATCCTAGGAGCACAAATAACATAATTCATTCTTACTATAGTGTTATCAGAAACAGGACGTGTCATGTTTTCAGCCATTTTCCATTCTAACATTAAAGGATGTCCTAGTATTTTAGCACCACTATATAATACTTCTATTGATCTACTTACTCTTTCAAAATTATCATTTTCAGGTGGATTAAAAGTATCAGGTTTTTCTAAAGCTTTTTTTAGACCAGTGTTAGTTTCTTTTATTTTAAACACTTGATCAACATAAGTTTTGTATTCGAAGTACAATACTTGAACAGTTTGTCCATCGTAAAACCCATTCCAATTCCTTAAGTATTCGGTGTTACCTCTATACTTTTGGATTGTTTCCATTTCATCGTCCGTTAGGTATGGAAACTGCATTTTTAAATCTTGTAAAGAAACATTTTTAACTTCTCCAACGTAATATATATCTTCAAAATTAGGATCTTCTGTGTAAGAATAAACCATATTAGCTGGATCTACATAATCTACAACTATCCCTTCTGATTTATTCCAAGTGGTTTTTACAGCTCCAATACCACATGTAACAAGATCTTGGCAAAACCTTCTTCTAGTTAATTCAAATTTATTTTTCTCTAGTACGTTACTTATTAGTTCTTCTTCCGCTATTTCAATAGATTGTTTATAGTCTAATTGTAAGTGTAACGCTAGTTCTTCTTCACTTTCTAAACCTAGCGACTTTTGAGGATTTGATCTAATATCTATTCCAATAGCTTCATTAACTTGCTGTGTTAATTCTCTTTCTCTAACATCTGTTAAAAGCTTTTTTGCGTACTCAGTTCTTTTTTCTGTTGACTCTGGATCACAAGCGAAAGCTCTAATATCATAAACTCGTTGGGACATACCGTTTACAACTATATCTACAAATTTAGATATTACTGGTACAGGTTTCCAATCTAAGTTTAAATAAGATAAATCTCCATTTATAGATAATTCATCTTTATATTTTTGTATAGGTTGTTCTCCTCTAGCGTATAATCTTAATGTATGATAAGTGTTAAAGTTTACAGCATAACCACCATTTGCATATGCAGCACCCATACCTCCTCGATAATTTCTGAACCATTGACCTTCAATAGCTCGCGCAACTTGTAATCCATATTCTAAAGAGTTTTTCTCAGCTACAGGTACCACCTGGCTAGGGAAAGAACTATAATCCGTTGTATCAATCTGCATTTATTGTATTATTTTTGATGTTAATCCTTTATTATCATATCTTTTAATTCCTATATTCACAGGAGCATTAACTCTCAATGCTACAGGTCTATATTTAAGTTTGTTACAAGCCATGATAGCTAAACCTGAACTAATTGAAGCATCAAATTTAGTTCTATTGTTTATATCAAATTTAGCCCAATCTTCTAAAGTTCTTTGAAAATACATATTTCCATAACTACCGTCAGAGTTTTGACCAACTTCGTCATTAATGTATGTTTCTATAGCAGCAGCATGAGCTTGTTTAATATCTTCACTAGAGTTAGGTATACCACCTATTTCTTTTTCTGTTAAAGATAACTTATTCCACACTTTATCAGGTCTATTCATACTAAACCCTCTATACCCTCTTCTTTTTAAATAATATAATAATCTAGGTTTGTTGTTTTCTGCAAGCAATGGCATTCCATAAAATACTAAAGCCATTAACACATCTTCAAAAAATATTTCTGCCGTAGGCGGTCTTTCTATATATTCTAAAAAAAAGTGATTAGGAGGAACATCCTCCATACTAAATTTACTTAAACCAGATAAAGATCCTTTCGAACCTTTACCATCTACAGTTCCACTAATGTCATAACTGTCACAACCAAAAGCTCCTATGTGCTCGTTTCCTGGATATTTTCTACCGTTTTTTAAAATTACATTATTCTGAATACCTCTATTAGGAACCCAAGTGATATAAAATCTTCCATTTGAGCTTGGATAAAAACTTACACTAGTATCTTTTATTCCACCAGCCCATTGAAAATTTCCTCTAGTTACGGAAGATACATTGTGTATTTCTTCATTGTAATCGATTTGTTCATAAATCTTTACTAAGTTAAAAAGAGACTGCTGTGTTTCATCTCTAAAAGCATGTTTTTCCGTACGAGGAAACTGCCGGTAATATTCATTTAAACCATCTTGATCATTCTTTAATCCTTCAACTTCATTTTCCCAATGCTCGATTACACCTATATCAATATAATTTCCATCTATTCCTAATACTGGTTCATCTGGAGTATCAAATACTGGATATCCATATCTATCAATAAACCCTTCAAAATTCCACTCCATAGGTATAAATAAAGAATATAAACCTTCTTTAGTCTGACCGTTTCTATTACGTTCTAAACAATTAGATCCATAATAAATATCTTTAAAATTCTGACCTCCTTTATCCAAAGCATTAGAAGTAGAACCCATCATACATTTACCAATAATTCTACTACCTAATCTCAAACAAGTTTTTGTTACCTTCCAATTGTTTTTAATGTTATCAGGTCTTTCCCACTTGCCGCTTTCATCGTGTCCTAATATTTTTAATTTTTCACCATCATAGCTGTTATCTCCTGTATTTTTCCAATCTATAGTAGTATCTAGTCCTTCTAATTCTCTAAGATCTTCATTGATCTCCAATTTTCTACGTGTAAGTTTAGATGCCGGAACTCTATATGCCAATTCGGTTTTAGGGCGATCCATACCATCTTGGATTGGTTTGAAGAAAAACGGATAGTTAACCGAGATTGGTACAACTTTATCTGTGAACATTTTTTTAGCATCT